CTCTATCCACTCAACAGCGCTGACTGCATTCTCAGGTCCCACCCTATCAATAAGACCAGAAAGAGTTAGTGTTAGACCTCTCGCACTATCTCCGACCGCTTCTGCAACTGCTAGTCCAGCTTTAGTTCGTTTTTTACCAAGCCATTCTTTTTGATATTTTCTTCCCCATTGGTCTTCTCTTATTTGAATATTATAAAGATGCTCGCCTAAATCATTATAAAAACTAAATCTTTTTGCGCTTGCTTCTGTAAATTGTTCGGGGTTTTCTTTAATTACTTTGCTTATCTTTTTAGGATAAAGCAATAGGCTATCGGAACCTGCTTCTTTAGCAGCTTTTTCTGATCCCCATTTTTTAAGAGTTTGTAAATAGTCTGTTACAATCTCAGGATTGTCTTTAAAAATATCTAGGTATAATAAAACTTTTTCATGATCTTTCGTTCCTAAAGTGTTTACATAAGAACGATCTTCCTCGGAGATAATGTCATTAGTTTTCCCTAAGGTCTGCGTATCTACACCTAATCTTTCAGAAATTTTTTTATTAACGTCTGATGCTTCAGTATTGGAAGTGTTTCCTATTAATCTTTCCTCTATAATTTTATTAATATCAACCGCGTTGCTACTGTTTTTATTTTCTTCTAATCTTTTTTTAATAAGAGCATTGATATCGAAAATTTTTTTCTCAATTTTCTTGTTTTCGTTTTCTAGTTCGCTATTGGGATATGTGTCTTGATCTGCCATTCATCCTACACTGTCTCCGTGTCCATAGGTAACACGAGAGTCACTCCGTATTTGTTGTTGAAAGCATAGATATCCGCTTGAGTACTTATATCAGAAAAATCGGCAAAGGCATCTTCATTGTAATAGATTAATTGTACCACTTCATCACTAACCTCAGCAGGGATGGCTGCTCTAAATTCTTCATAAGGCATTTGAACTACTGGTCTTTGTCCACTAACAGTTTCAGTTTCTGAAATTTGAACGTCTTGGTTAGGAGTCATAATATTCTCGGTTTCTGTAAAACTAGCTTGTTGAGGTGCAGCTGCTTGAGCTTGTCCTGCAGTTCCTGGATAAGATTGTTGCAATCCAACTCTACCACCTTTAGCAAAAGTGGACCCCAGACCTATCATTACATATATATTTCCTACAATTGAAGCAGCTTGTTCCGCAGCTTTTTTTGGATCCAAAGTAATCATATTAGCACTCGCATTATCTAAAATAGCTTGCGTAAGATTAGCAATTAGTTGTGGTTTATTACTTTTCATTATTATTTCTTGAATCATTTTATTTTTTGTAGCATCATCAAGATCTGTTCTAGATTTAATTTCTTGAATCATTCCACCTGTAGCTGTATTTTCAAAAGCGTTTGCAATTTCTGCTACGTTAATTGCTCCTTCGTTAGCTAACTTTTGAGTTAACATTTTAATCTCTGCATCTGTTGTGGCTTCATAAATAGTTTTAGCACCTTCAACACCTGCTTCTGCCGCTGCTATTTGCGCTGCAGCTTTTTTGTCTTGGTAGTCTCTTCTTTTATCCATTACTTTTTCGTATCCTCGGTAACTTGTTTGACCCGCAGTCTCGTCATTACCATATTGATCTTTTTGAACATCAGAAAATGATGCAAAGTAATCTAATAGCTCTCCACTAGGTGCTTTAATTGATTCAGTAATAGTTTTTCCCTGATCTTCTATCGCTTTCTCATATTTGTCTTTGGCTTCAAGTTTATTGATAGTAGCTACCTCTATGTCTCCTTTATAACCTCCTGGTTCAACTACCAATCCTCTTTTATATCCTCTTCTAGGTGTGTCTAACCCTGAAGTAATTCCCGTTCCTTGAACAGAGAAGCTAGCTCCTCCTCTTCTAAACATGGGTCTTTTTAAAATTCTATTAAACATTATGCTCCTCTAATCATATCTATTAACGATTGCGTTGCACCTTTACCTTCAGCTGGATTTAACATTTGATACATTTGTGCGAATCCTCCAATGCCAGAAAGTACTGGGTTCTGTGTAAATTTCTGTGTTGGTGATCCAGGCATTGCTCCAGATACTGTACCGTAAACGTTTGCAACATCTGTAATTCTATCCAGTGGTAATTGATATGCAGTTTGATTAGCTGCTGCTAATTGGTTTAATTTTTGTTGTTCTAATGCTTGATCTTGTGCACCTAATGCATCCATTGCTGCAATATTTGTTTGTTGTAGTCCTGGTACAAACTGTGCCATACCTTGTAGATCAGCTAACTGTTGGTCTCTTCTTGTTAAAGCTTGGTTATATGCATCACTTTGTAATCCTGCCACTAAAGCTGCTCGGTTTCTATCTGAAGCTGTTTGGTATTCTGCTTCTGCCACACCTTGTCTAGCTCCTCCATAAGCTCCTGCAGTATAGGCATCTCCTCCAATTTGTTGTTTTTGAATAGCTGCTTGTTTGTCAAATTCTTTTAAAGTTTCATCTATTACAGCTGTCTGATAAGGTGACATAAATTGTTGATAGCTTTGAGAAGGATCCATTAACTGTTGTTGAGAAATTTGATCTAAGTAAGGTTGATAAGATGCAACACCTGTACCGCCTGTAAACCCTGTAACCTGGCCACTAGCGTCTCTTTGAACTTGACCTAAACCAGCAAGGTCAGCAATTCCCTGAGCTGCTTGTTGTTGAAAAGCAGTTTGTCCTGCAACTTTAGGAGTTAATCCTCCTACATCGATAGGAGATCCTAGTTGCCCGATACCATATTTAAGAATATTTTCACCGTACGGTTGAAGAACCCCAGAAGGGAGTAACCCCATTCCCGATGTATCAAATTGTTGTGCCATTAAGCTGCAGCTCCTTTTGTTTCTAAATGTTTCATTACATTATACATTCTTTGTGCACCTTTATTAATACTACCACCGCCTGCAGCTCTTACTGCATCGGCTGTCATTACAAATTCATTTCTACTTAATCGAGCTGGAACATCATCCGCTCTTTCTCTACCACCAATGTCAACAAAGCCCCCAGTTGTTCTATAATCTTTTTCTAATCCTCCTAGATTCATGATACCACCATTATCTCTTTTAACTCTGCCACCTTTAGCTTTCTTTTCTTCAAACATACCACTCATATCTATTACACCATTATCACCGGATTTAAGCATAATTATGTTTTCCATATCCATATTATCTGGATGTAATTTATTAGGCATAACAAAAAGCTCACCACTCATCGCATCTGCATTTATTACATATTTGTATGTTAAATCTGGATTTCGTTCTAGATAAGCCTGTAATGCTTCGTTACCACCTTCTTCATAAATTCTATGTATTGTATCAACTTCTTTAGTAGGAGATACTCTTGATATCCATTCTGTTTCTGTTTCTGTTTCTGTTTCTGCCGGGGGCCTTCCTCTTCCTACTGGTCCCAGTCCCGTTTCATACCCAGGTCTTCCACCGTGTCTTAAACCTGCAATACCACCTTGTCTTAAATTTTTCAAAAACTCTATTGAGGCAGGATCAGAACCAAGTATTAATGCTTCAGCTAATTCTCTACTAATGTTCATTTCTTTCATAAGTTTTTGAATTTGTGCTTCATATTTATCACTCGGGCCAGAAGCTTGACTAGCTAAAAATTCATCTAGTTTTATTAATTCTATTTCTGTTAATTGATCTAAAGATTTATTAAACAACATCATCGCTGCTTCATTTCTACTAGCATCTACACTAGGGTCCGAAGCCATTGGACCAATGTCAACTCCTTCTTCCATTTTAAGTTCATAGTCTCCTAGTGATTCAGGGTCCATTACTTCTATATCTTCACTTTCATCTACAATTCCTTGAGATCGATAATTACTTCTACCACCTTTTCTTAGTCCCATAATACCACCATTTTTTACATCAATCATTTCTTCAGCTTGAACCTCTACTCCCATTCCTTCAGGAGTTTTACCTTGTGCGTCTGCTTGAATCATACTCATAGCCATGTCCATAAGAATTTTCATAATTTCTTCGTCGGTTTTACCCATAGCTTTTAATCTTTCATAATGTTCTGCGTGTAAACTTCTAATTAATTCTGCAAGTTCAGGTGGCATATCTCCGCCTGCTGGTACTTCAGATACATCTTCTTGCATAGAAACTTGTTCAACCAATGGACCAATTCCTTCTTGGTATGTTGGACGCGATCCAGTTGCTAGACTCATTAAACCTCCGTTCGCTGCAAGAGCAGTAAAGTCTGTTATCTCTGCTTTAGTAGAGGGTTTATTAAAAACGGTCATGGGGGTAAGATTAGTTGAAATAGCTCTCTGTGCAACTTTAGCTGCTTCTTTTTGTTGAGCCATATAATCATCATAAGACTTTTGAATCATCTCATTTTGTTTCTTTTTGCTCTTGTAGTCTAAGTAAGCCTTTCCGCCTGAAAGGACTATATCAGCTCCTGTTTTTACTATATCCCACCAATCGGCCATAATTTTTAATTCTCCTTGAAAATGTTATACTCTTTGAGTGCAGGTATTTTGCCTGAATATATACTATTACTAGCTTTTACCAAATAAATCAAGAGGAGGCATGATTACTTTGACATCTTTTCTTAAGTCTTCTGGGGGAATATTAGCTGCTTTATAGGCTGCTTCATCCTTATACACTTCTCCTGTTTTAATATTAGTAAAGGTTTCTATTATTTCTGTTGGTTCAAGTACTGGTACGTCTTTGCCATCTACTTTAACTGTTTTTGTCATTATGCTCTATCCTGTTGTAATACGCTTAAAGTACAGACTACTCCTGCACCTCCGCTTGATGTTACTTTAATAGCGTCTGCTTCTTCTAAAACTAATACAGTGCTAGCTTCGCCTTCAAGTATTTCTACCTTAGCATCCGCTGCTACACTGGAGTTTTTAGCATAAAAAGTAGTTGTCCCTGCACTGCTATCTAGTATTGAAATAGTTAGATTAGTAGTACCTGCCACTCCATTAAATATAGAAAGGGATTTAACAATTCCTACGGTTGCAGATGGTACGGTATAAATAGTTTCCGCTCCTGTTCCTGTAGTAGTATAGATGCTATTTTTATATGCATTCGCCATGTCTTTTTCTTATCCTAACTTAATCTACAAATAAAGTAAAGGCTTCTAGTTCGTCCTTTAATTGTTGTTGATATGTAGTATTCATTTTTTGTACAATGGAAATAACATTGTTAGCCAAGTTCTGAACATTTTGTTGATCAAATTCTGGTCCTTCAATTGTTGCAACCACTTCTGATATTTTAGCCATTATCTTCTACCTCCTGCGTGTATGTCTAATCTAAAAGTTCCTAGTCGCCAGTTTTCACCGGTTCCTGTATTTGCTACTCTAAATGCAATTTGTCTTGCTCTCACCCTAGTGTTAAGTTGGGTTGTTGAAGTAGTAGCGGTATAGTTATTAGCTACCGCAACACTATTAGGAAAAGCTTTAGTTGTCAGTCTTACTTGAGCATCACCTGTTTGAGCTCCAAAGTCAGGTATAAATCTACTAATTCTCATTATATATTCTCCTTCTCCTGGTAGCCCCTGATCCTTACTTATATCGTAATCTCCTGATTCAATACTTGCTGTAATTGCATTAGTGGTACCACTAGCAAAAACTTCATCAGTTCCAATTTCATGTTGCCAAAAATAACTTGCCCCATTTGTAACTCCGTTAACTTCAGGAGCAGTAGGAGCAACAGCTGTTTTGTATTGTGTAGCATAAGGTTTTCCGTAAACTCCTTCTGGAGTCCAAGTAGTTCTTGCTAAAGAAGATGTAGTCCAAATAGGGTCTCTGTCTGTAGATTCTATATAATTATAACTTACTGAACGATCCACTTCATCGGATCCTTTGCTACAATAAAACCAAGTTACTTCACCAAATAAATTATTAACTGCTCCATGAATTTGTTGGTTGGCATTAACATTTATATTTTCAAATACGTAATCTTCTACTAGACAAGGCATACTGTAAACCCTACCTCCAGTATATTTAAAGAATCCATTTGGTCCCATCCAATAAGCTACACCATCTATTTCAACAGGTGCATGCTGACTAGATATACCGCAATTAGTTCCAACCTGTTCAAAACCAAAAGTAAATGGTTGACCTACAAACTTCATAGTATACATCGCTGTATCTGACCAAACATATAAAGCTGTTTTACCCGCAATAACTGCCATTAATTTAGATCCATCAGGTAATCTTTGAGATCCCGCGGTGTTAGTTGCACTAGGAGTATAAGAGTCTGTTGCGTTAATACTTTCTTGATCCGAAAATCTTACAAACATATCATCTTGTGTTCCTGAACTACCTATTGTTGTTTCGGTTCCAATAAACACTAAATGTCTATCAGGAGTAGAAACAGCCATGTCTCTTGAAGAAGTTGGTGCATTTGCTAAAACAGTTGCTCTAACAGTTAAACCAGATCCACTATCTGGATCCCATTCAAATACTTTTTTATTATGTACTAAAGCCAATAAGTTTTCTCCATAGTTAGTTAATCTCCATTGTCCTGGTTCTAATACAACTTGAGCTGATGTACTTGCACTGCCCCAACCCACATAGCTACTGGCATCATAAACCGTAGCTCCATTCAAGTGAGAAGATCTTGCACTTCCGCTGTATGCTCTTGTAATTCCTGTTACTTTATTTCCTGTAATTCCTGTATATCCAATTAACTCATTTCCTACTTGAATAATTTCTGTTGATGAAGAAGGAACTGTAAATCCTGAAGTTGATGTTAAAGTAATTTCTGTAGCCGAACCATTATTACCATTAGCATCATCAGCTAGAGCTCCATTCAAAGTAGTTAGTGTAGGGGGAATAACTCTACCACCAAAAGTATTAGTTCCCCATCCATAACCATAACCTTGAGTAACTGGCCCTATTGCATAATAAGGATCAATTGTGGTTGTGGCTACTGCTCCTCCAGTTCCGGTTTCATTATTATTAGCTAGAAGAGTCATCTTAATAGTTAAAGTTTTAGTACTTGGAGTAGTTAAAACTTCAAATAAATCATTATCAAAATCAGCTGCTATAAAAGAACTTGAAGGTGGAGCAGTAAAAACTGTGGTACCATTTCTACATAATATAATGTCTCCCACCTCTAAATTGTGAGCAGATGCAAAGGTAAGAGTAATTATATCGGAACCATTCGAAGTCCCAATTCCTACCCCGGCTTGAGATTTTGTAGTATCTAATGGAGTAATATCATAAACTGCTCCTTCAAAATAAACATAAAGCATTTTATTAGTTCCAATTGCTACATATTTATTTCCGGCTCTATCTACCCAAGCATGTTGATCTCTTCCAGCTCCTACTAAATTACTAGACGTAAGCTGTTGCCAGCCTCCTATCTTCTCAGGATAACTATATCTAAATCGCATATAATCGCCATTTACCCAACGACCTTCTGCTCCTGTATCTGAGGATTGTTTATCTAACCCCGGTTTTAATGTGATTTTTGTTAACATATAATCTCCTGATTGAAATTATACTAGATCGAATGATTTATCAATATGATAAAGTCGGGGGAATTGTGGTGGAGTTCCCCCAACCAGATTTTATTATAATTTATTTTTTAGGTAATGTAAAGCCTTTATACCAAGCGGGAAGTCCTAAAAATGGACGCTTATCAAACTCATTTTCTTTAGCTAGTTTAGAACCTTTTTTATTGTAATGTAAAAATACTTGAGCACAATCTTTGCCTGTAAATTCTTCTCTCCAATGTTCAAGATCACATCCTGAATATATTAACATATCACCAGGTTTAAGATCTACTTTAATACCTGCTTGACCCGTTCTTCCAGAAGGTTCTAAATAAATAGGCCAATCATCTCCTCCTAAATTTAAGGTAGTAGAAATTTCACACGAATATCTATCTTTATGTCTAGCTAACACATCCCCTTTTTTATAAATTCTTGCATAGGAATATGTAGGACATAACTTAAGCGCGGTATGTTTTTCCATAACGGGTTGAACTTTTTGTAATAAAGTTTCCATGACTAAATCTCCATAATGAGAATAAGTATTAGGGACTTGTTGATCATTCCATACACCCCAGTACTCAGTAAAAGGGGATATATATTTTTGATCAAATAAAAAT